AGAGTCACAAAGTTAATGCTTCTTGCAGGTTTAATGAATATACTTGCAATAAACTCGTTTCTATCTATAACTGCCGCTGTGTTATTTGTTGAATCACAAACAACTCTAAAGTCTGTTATACCTCTTCGACCTTGAATTTCTCTTAAGAAAGGTTCGACAATGTTTACGAACTCAGCACGAGTAAACTCATCATTGAATTCAAACATTACGTTTCTACCAGCAATTGCTATTGCTCTTTCTATTCCTAAGAATAATCGTCTAACATTGATTCTATCAAATGCAGATGGTCTAGATTCGTTAGTTTTATCACCGAATAACATGATACCTTGACCAGGTATATTTGCTATTGGGTTTATACCTGCTTTGTAAAGTGTATCTCTTTCAGATTTACTTGGTGAAAGAACTATATCTGTTATTCCTAGATATCTACCACGTCTTTGACCTGCAGGTGAGAACCAATTTGCCGCAACTAAGTCAGTTGCCGCCATTAGACCTGCAGTACTTGATGCCGCAGGAATCTTAATAAATTGGTCATTATACTTATCAAATACTTTTAGATAATTATTATCTTGTACTAGATAAGATGATTTAGTATATGTGTTGTTACATGTTAGTACTGCCGCATTTGTTGATGTTACGACTGCCGCAGTTCTACTTGGTGAAGCAACTGCTACACAATCTTTTCTTAATGATGCCGCTGTAGAAACTAAATCGTTTACTACAGTAGTTGCATTTGCATCTGCAATAGATTCAGGTGCGATTAAGAAGTCAACTTCAATGTTGTCAACATCTTCAAACTTATCGAAACCTCTTAGGACATCGTCTGTACCTAATGTTGATGAACTAACACCACCAGTAAATGACCACTCATTTTGTCCTGTTCCGAATGTTACATCACCTGCGAAATCTTGAGAACCATTTGCGGCCGCTGTGTCCCATAGAGAACCAGAGAAATCATTGATTCCATCTGAATCACCATGTCTATGAAATGCGCCAGCATAAATGTATTCTGATTTTGCTTTGATAACATCTTTGTAATAATTAGACGTACCATCAGTTGCTTTTGCATTTGAGGCAACTGATAAGAAAGGATATGTTTCTAAGACTGTACCAGCAGTTCCTGATATTTCACCATCTTCATCTACAACTGCTACGTGTATTTCATCATTTTTACCACCAAGACCACTTACAAAAGAAGAAGTCCCTGGTGCGGCATCAAATTGTGATTTGTATGTCCATGCATTAAAATTAATAGCACCACCACCATCTGAGTCAGAAGTACCACATATTGATACTAGTAAAGAGTTACCTAATGACCCTGGAAATCTACCTATAAATGCTCCATCACTTGAGTCAATAGTTGCCGCTTCGAAGGCAGTTAAATTGCCAAGTGCTTGGTTAGTTGCACTTGCATTAGTGCCAGTTTTATTGTTAACTGCTAAAGAGTTTTTAGCATCTGAGTCTGTTTCACGTACTACTTGTAGTGCATTTGAGTATCTCAGAAAGTAAGCGGCCGAATGAAAGTCTACCGTATTAGTTGTGTCGGGTGCAGAAAATACTTCTACTAGTCCTGCTTCGTTAGAAATTAATGTAGTTTCTCCTACTGGACCCCAACCGAAGTTGCCCACAAATGCACCTGTATTAGTCGCAACATTAGGGACTACTCCCGTTAAGTCTACTTCTTTTACAGTTACAGCAGGCGATGCCGAAGGTGTAAATAATGCCATGATTCTATCCTATTCGTTAGTCTAATTATAAGTTATCATAATACGGTTATGTTCAATATATGCTTTTATTTATACAAAAACTGATTTCTACCACTCTTCTTGAATTATCTCATCGTTGTGTTGGTCAAACCAACGTTCTGCTTGTTCTTTTCTTTCTAGTTCTTGTTCAAACTGAGTACCATCATCTATGAACCCTACAGGTGGTACATCTTCATCTATTTGTCTCATTTTATCTTCAAACATTATCTTTTTTAAGTCAATGTCTGTTAAGTCTCTAAAATATGTACCAGAAACAAAATACCCAAACATAACTAGATTCATCATTAAATCATCGTGATTACCATCACTTGCTTCGTAAGATTGACCTCGAGCAGTAAATGTAGATATTTCGAGTATTGTTTGCTCATCATATATCTGGAGTTTACGATGCTCTAGAATGTCTTTAATTGATGAACACCCAATACGTTTTACTTTACGTGTCATTTCAATTCCAATTCTATCTGCCTTGACAGCAGACTCCATATGAATATTTTCATATTCTAGTTCTTGATATAGTCCATTACAGACTACAGACCCCTGGTCATTTGACTCAATAACGACATAACACTCATTATAGAATTTAGCGTACTTATATATAATATTAGGAAACAATACAGGAGAAATAGTATTATTGCGATAGACAGCGACTTGTTTAAAGGGCCTAGTGCTAATATCGATAACGTTAAACGTAGAATAATCCTGTCCCCTTCCTTTGCAGACATCTACTGTCATGATGTATTGGTGGTCTTTAGTAGGTTCTCGATAAATTAATAAATCACCACCTTCTCGTACCTTTCGTGGATTCTTTGCACGAAAACCCATAAGTGTTTCTCCATTAATCAAAGTATCACCTGTACCAAAGAACGTATTACCAAACTCTTGGTCAAATTGTAAAGCAGATGTATTTGCAATTGTCATTTCTCTCCACTTCTCGTCACGCCCAGGAACGTCACTCCAATTTACAGTAAATGGTATGAACTCATTGACATTTTGACATGCACCTTCCCAGAGTTTATGAAACGTATTACCAATACCATTTGCAGTAGAAGTAACAATTACTTTTGTATCAGTACCAGCAGAGATAACAGGATATGTAGACGTATAGAACTCGTTGGCACGTTCTACAAAAGCAAACTCATCAAGATATAGTAAGTTAACAGACATACCACGAATAGAACTACCAGACGTTGCAGATGCTATGATACGACTATTATTACTAAACTCTATTGAACCTTTGTTAAGTGCTTTGGTACCTGGTTGAAGAAAGAAAGGTAGATTCTCTAACATAAGAGTTATTCTTGCTAACATTTCTCTTGCTACAGCACCTTTATTTGCCAGTATTGCAATTGTTTTTTCGGGGTGAAAACATGCATACCACAAAAGATATGCAACAGAACTAATTGATTTACCTGATTGTCGACATGCTAATACTATAGAAAATCTGTTGTTATCAAAATGAGAAAACATTTCATGTTGATAAGGATAAAGTTTAAAAGGTACTAGACCTTCATCAAGTGAAATAATTTTTAAATACTTTTCACAAAAATATGCAGGGTCTTGACTACACTTGACATATTCTTTAATTTCTTTTTTAGTAAAGTCATGTTGAACACCATCACGTTTAACATTAATATTACCAAGATAAGTTTCACTCTTCGGGTTCAACATCTATAACATTCTCTTTTTTTATAAGTTTTTGTAGTTCTGCAGTTGTACCAACAAAAAGATTATTAGTTGTTTGTCCTATTTGTTTAATGTCTTCTTCTGTTTTAACTTTTTTTAACTTAGCATTTACGTCCATTAACTTGTCGTTAACATCTGCTATTTGTTTTACCATGTTCCCAAATACTTCAAAAGCACGTGGGTGTTCTGATTCTCTAGCAACATCTGCCATTAAATCTAAAGTCTCTTTACTTTTTTCTATTAATTCGTAGTATGTTTTTCGACTATACTCGTAATCGGCATCTATATTCTTATTATCTTTATCTTCACTCATACTATTATATATTACTAATGTTATCTGAATCTACAGTATTAAATCCATAATCACTATCTGCAGTCACATTTGCTGGTGTTGGTGTAATTTGTTGTGTTTTGTAGTAATCACCACTATCTGCCGCACTATCAATAATAAACAAGTTATTACTAACTTCACGAATAATTTTACTTGTGCCAAGTGGTCCGTGAAAGTTTATTTTCATTTCAAAACTTAGTGTATATACAATTGTTCGTCTTTGTTCTATTGAACCTTCAAAATCATCTGTAAAAGATACACTTGTCAATGTAATTGGTACATCTTCACTTAATGCAATATTAGTAAAAGGTTTTACTGAAACAGTATATTGTGGCGTAAAGAATGGAAATATTTGTTCTACTATTTGTAGTGCATCGTCTTGAGATTTAGCATAAACATTTAAATCAAAATTAATGTTGTATGGTGTTGCAGTAAATAACTTTTGTCTTGATACTGTTGAACCAGCAAGTACCTTATTTAAGTTATTCATTTTATTTAACTGTCTCGTTTCATCATATGCTATGCCATTTATTTCAAAAGACATACGTGGTAATTTGATTGCAACAACTCTTTCGTTTTGTTCACCATTTGTCATTGCTTCTATTCTAGAAAGAAAATTTCTTTTTGGTGCATATGATAGTGGCACTTTAACTTGTGAGATAGTTTCACCTGCAGAGTTCTGTCTCAGTACATAAAGATTATTAAATAACGACCCGAAGACACTTACAGCACTTCGAACTCTTTTGTGATAAAAATGAGTACCAAACATTATGTCATATCTCCAAATGGATTACCTTCACTAAAGTCTAAGAAGTCTGATTCAAAGTCATCGAATACAGTATTCTGAGCATCTTCTTGTATCTGTTGTATTTGTTTTACTAGTGACGGTGTTGCAAGAGTAAGACTTGTACCACCTGATACTATAGCATTTGTTGTCCACTCATGAAACAATCCATCTGTTGCTCCACTATGAACAACATAAATTGTGTTATCTGAGTCAGACCTAAATGAAACTTCACCAGTCATACTATATGTGCCAAATGATTGTGTTATAGTTTCACCTACAATAAATCCTGGCACACCTTGAGAATCCATACGAAGGTCATAAGTAAATGCATTCTTTTCTTCAATCTCTTGAATGTCAGTAACACCAGTATCAAAGTCTTCGTCATTGTATTCAAACAATTCACATTGCAATCTAAATGTTGGTAAATCTTTTAATTGATAGAATGGTGTTTCTGTTTCAACTTTACGTATTTCAAACATAGACTCAGACATTGGTAAAAATATTAAGTCACCTTCTCTTGGTCTAAAATTTGCTACTTCTAGTCGTTTACCAACTAATTGTACCCATCGCTTTCGAGATACAACAAAGTTTGCTTGGTCTCTTAATTCTATGCCAAACTTAGTAAATAAATCTCCTTCACCTTCAAATGCTTCTGTATTTTCAATATACATTTCTATTTTATATGCATCTGAAAATCTAGATGGTACATCATCTAAGAAAAGTTTATCTTTGTTAACTACTTCTCTAGGTAAATAATAAACATCTTGTCCAAACATCTGGAGAGATTCAATAACTAAATCTTCAAAGAGTTGTTGTTCTGAACGAACTTTTGTTTTAAAATACTGGTTTGTTGCCATGACCTACCCTACAAAGAAATTAGGCGGATTGTCATACTCGTTTCTTAATTTTTCTATTTCTTTTTCTATTTCTTCTTTAGCATCATCAATCAATTGTCTACCATTTAACGTCACACCACCAGGGAGAGTCATGCCTTCAAATTTACTTATATTTTCTCCCCATTGTTTTTTTAGTATAGCAGTTACGTAATTTTTCATAAATAAATTATTGTAAACACCACCAACACTATCTGCTAACTCAATAAACATTTCAATCATAATATAATCTCCAACTTTTATATCACCAGTTGGACCCATATCTCCTTGAATAAACAAATTAGCACTATGCCTATTAAATTCTATTTGAGGTTGACCAGTTAGTTTTAAATCAATCATTGAAAGATATTGTTGCATGTGTTCGTAATATGCTAAATCACCTACACCTGTTGCCAAGTCTGCAAGGTCATTTAATCGCATTTGATATTTAATATCAAAGAAGTTTACATTTGATGTTGAATCGCCTATCATAAAGACTTTTACAACATCAAGTATTCTACCAGCAATTGCTGGCAAAGCAGTATCTAAATCAATTTGTTTAACATCAAGCATTCCTTGAGTAATTAGTACAGGTTGAAAAATTCTTATCTGTCCATCAGCGGCATATTCACGAAATAACTGTAGACCATCATCAATTCTATCTTCGATTTGGTCATCGTCTACATTTATTTCTATGACTGGATATCCGAGTCTACGAAGTACATAGTCTCTAAAATCATTTCTATTACTTATTTTCGCCATATTACTATTTATCTATTAATTCAATAGAGTTCCTGAGTTATTGTATACGTTAATTCTATAGTGTGTACCTTCTTGACCATCTAATGTTGCGGCATTTAGACCACTACCATTTGAGTCAACTGTTTGTATTAGTGCCATTACATGATTTGCATTTAATCCAAACTGACCACCAGCACTATCGTAAGTTAATGCAGACGAATTTGCAGTAGATAGATTATCTCTTGCAATCTTAATTATGTCTGCAGAGTCTACATTTAAATTACCAACTGATAATGTACCAGATATATCTGCATTACCCGTGACACCTATACCAGTTGAAGTTGCATGGAGAATATTTCCAGTGCCATTTAAGTGTAAAGCAAAAGTACCATCTGCTTGAACTCGATTATACCAAATATTACTACCATTATCAATTCTAAGTTGATAATCAGAATCAGTTGATATTTCAGTTCTTCTATTAAAGGTACCACCAGCACCAAAGATTGCATTACCTCTATCAGACATATCTAATGTCAATGCAGTAAATGTAGTGCCATCACTAACACCTCTAAATTTAATATCATCATCTGAAACTACAGCATCTATATGTACAGCACCAGTGGCGTCACCAAAGTTTGCAAACTGAGTACCACCATTACTTAATTTAATATCTCCACCATCTGCATCTAGTGTTATATCACCACCTACATCTAGAGTAAGGTTTCCTGCATGAATTAAATTACCACCAAGAGTTACTTGGTCATTGAATGTTGCCGCACCAGCGGCAGACATATCAAGTCTTAATGCAGTAATTGTTGAACCGCCATCATTACCTTGTAGAAAAATATCAGCATCAGAAACTTTTGATACGAGTTTTAAATGGTTAGTATCATTTAACTGGAATTGACCAATTTCTGTACCACCATCTTTAAGTGTAATATTTCCACCGTCAGCATCTAAATCTATTGCATTTGCATCAATAGTAATAGTTCCAGCATCAGAAATAGTAGAACCATCTATTGTGATATCATCTACTTGTAATGCATTTGTGTTTATTGAATTAGAAGCAATATTTGTTATCGTAGCAGAATCACCCGAAGATACTACTAAATTAGTTACTGCAAGATTACCTATTGTGGCCGAGTCTGCAGTCGCAGTCGTACTTGCCATAAGTCCAGTGACCGAAACTCCAGAAGATGTAGTTGTAAATTTTTGTGCATTATCATGATTTATTGCTACTGCTCCGTTAGAAGTACCTTGAATATAGGTTTCTCCAGTACCATTTTGCAAGGCAACTACATTTCCTCTAATATATAAACCACCAGTGCCAACATCTTTTATATAACTATTAGCACCATCATGGTAGACCTCTAAATCTGCACCAGTACCAAATTTTGCTTTGTGATTATCACCGAACGTTAATGCTTGTTCAGACTTATCGTAAACTACTGCACCTGCAGAGTCAAGAGTTAAGTCACCACCAATTGCTAACCCAGTAAGAGTACCAACACTTGTAATATTAGTCTGTGCGGCACCCGTAACAGTAGCGGCAGTTCCTGATGCATTACCAGTCACATTACCTGTAACATTACCTATTAGAGTATCAAGTTTTAATGTACCTAAACTGTAAGAAGCATCTGCTTCGTTAATACTACCACTTGGGTTTGAATCGTATTCGTCTATTAGTTTCCATTGATTATCTGA